ATGACGAAGGGTTCCGGCGATGCCCGTATGCAGCCTTTGTATTTCCTGATCACGACTGCCGGAACCGATACCAATTCTATCTGCTATGAAACACACCAGAAGGCAGTGGATATTTTGGAAGGAAGGAAAAAAGACAGTACTTTTTATCCAGTGATTTATGGAGCTGAGATGGATGAGGACTGGACTGATCCAAAGGTCTGGAAGAAGGCAAACCCATCTTTGGGGGAGACGATCGGCATGGATAAGGTCAAAGCAGCCTGCGAATCAGCAAGGCAGAATCCCGGAGAAGAGAACTCCTTCCGGCAGCTCCGTTTAAACCAGTGGGTGAAACAGGCAGTTCGTTGGATGCCGATGGAGAAGTGGGATGCCTGTGCATTCCCTGTTGATCCGGAAGAACTGAAAGGACGAGTATGTTATGGTGGACTTGACCTTTCCAGTACCACAGACCTTACCTGCTTTTGTCTGGTGTTTCCACCGGAAGATGAAAGCGAGCCATATTATATTTTGCCATATTACTGGCTTCCGGAAGAAACCCTGCCGCTTCGAGTAAACCGGGATCATGTTCCCTATGATGTTTGGGAACGGCAGGGATACATTCAGACTACGGAAGGAAACGTGGTGCATTATGGATTTATCGAAAAATTCATAGAAGCCTTGGGAGAGAAATATAACATTCGGGAGATTGCTTTCGACCGATGGGGAGCCATTCAGATGGTACAGAATCTTGAGGGTATGGGATTTACCGTTGTACCAATGGGACAGGGATTTGCAAGCATGAGTCCACCAACTAAAGAACTGATGAAGCTGTCTATGATCGTGTACGGCTATACATGGCTGGCAATTTTTCATTGCTAAATACATCCACGCTTTTTTATGTTATACTGCCCGTATCAAGTACATAGGAGGTATGATATGAGAAAAAAAGCGTTTAAATTGTGGCTGGAGACATATGGAAAACATGGTGTAGAACCAATGTCAAAGAGACCGATTGATGATGCCTTGTCGCGATGTAATCGGATAGAAAAAGGACTTGCTGTTGATCTGGATATCGAATATGAACAGGATCGAGGTGAGAGCATTCTTGCTCTGTTAGAATACACAAAAGATGATAAAAATGTGGGAAAGGAAGCACCAAAAGGGCTGTTCTTTAAACAGGGGGCAGATTTATATAATGCAATGGCTTCGTTAAGGAGTGCAGTAAAAAAGTATTTTGAATTTTATACAGCAACAAAATAGTAACACAGGCATCTACCAGAAATGGCAGGTGCTTTTTTCATGCAGATTTTGAGGAGGGATTTACAGCAATGAGTTTTTTACAGGGATTATTTCGTACCAGAGATATCTGGCAGCCGTCTTATCAGTCTGGGGAGCCGGATCGTGTGCTTGGCTATGAAGTACATACTTCTGCGTATGCTCCGAAGGATGCGATTTCCTTTGGCGATTACAAATACTACAATATTGGTGATCGTGGAGCCAGATCTTTTAAACAGTTGAATGAGTTGTTTGCCGGAAATGGTATGATCGGTTATGTGGCAAAGGAACGTGTGTATGGATATCGCCCGGGTGGAAGATCAGCAGGAGTTTGAACAAAGTCCGAATGCCAAGATTGCAGTCCAGTATGCCGTTGCTTATCAGTATGAACACAGGGAAGAAGCAGACCACCATGGCGTAGTGATTCCAGATGAATTTTGTGAAGGAAGTTTTTGCAGTAGGCTTTATGAAGAAATAGCAAAACGAAAGAAAAAGATTTGTGAAAAACTTCAGGTAGATGAAGATATAGATCTTGAGCATATCATCAATTTCATGGAAGATTTTACAAGGTATATGTCTATGAAAATGTATGAGTACGGTGCTTTGATGGGTACAAAAGAGTAAAGGTTATACTATATAGTGGCACCTGGCAAAAAAGTCAGGTGCCTTTTTAGGAATAACTTTAGCAGAGAGTTAAAAATTATCATGTTATAGTATCAACAAATGAAGGATTTTTTCGTATAATATCACGAAATAGAAAGTCTATTGTGATTAAAAATTCAAGAAAGGTTGTCGTAAAACATGGAAAGAAATAATAATGGATTCACACTTGTAGAATTGGTAGTTGTGATTTCTATTATTGGTGTATTGATTGCAATTTTAGCTCCAGGGTATACATCGAAAATACACAAGGCGAAAGTAGCAACGGATTGGGCGAATGTGAAATCTTATTATAATGAGATACAAACAGATTATATGTTTACTGATAAGTACAATCCTAAAGTTCCCACTGATTGGCATACAAATCCAAATTATAATTGGAAGATGCTTACTTCATTAAGTGGGGAAAAAGTACCGATGAAAACAGGAGTGTGTGCTGTGAGTTTTGAAGAAAGCAACGGCTATTCCATAACATATCAGTGTAATGCAGGACATTCACAATGCGAGTTTGAGGTGGGAGTACAGAAATCTGATTCATAATAAAAAAAGAGATTGATTGTGAAAAGCCATATGGTAAATAGTATTTTAAGATATATACGGTTGTAAATGATCATTTGTTAGTTTGAAAATTTTATAATGTTACATAGAACATCTGTCAGAAATGGCAGGTGTTTTTCATTTGTTTGGAGCTCAAGAGGCTCCTTTTTTTGTATCCGTTTTTAAGGAGGTGAGAGTTTATGGCAGGTCGTATTCAGGGTATTACTGTAGAGATTGGCGGAGATACAACTAAATTACAAAATGCCCTGAAGGGTGTGAACGGACAGATTAAGTCTACACAGCAGCAACTGAAGGATGTGGACAAACTTTTAAAGCTAGATCCGGGAAATACAGAGCTTTTGGCACAAAAACACAAGCTCCTTGGAGAAGCAGTGGAGGGAACGAAAGAGAAACTTACTACTTTAAAGGCAGCCGCAGAACAGGCAAATACAGCCCTCGCAAATAGAGAGATTTCGCAGTCACAGTATGATGCGCTTCAAAGAGAGATTATTGAGACTGAGCAGGACTTAAAGAGACTGGAGGAACAGGCCAATCAGTCTGCAACTGCTGCAAATTTTGAGTCCTCCATGGTGGTGAAATGAGTGTAAAGCGGGAAGATAATATCTGTACGATTACTTTTGAAGATGAAAACTGGAAAGAGGAAGCACCGGAAGTATTCACTGTTACGGATGGTGCAGTTCCTTTTTATACAGCAGATACGTGGAAATATAATAAAAAAAATACATTCCGAAGTGGAGAGATCGGAAACAGTGCGACCTCAGAGACAACGATCAAGGTCATGTATGAGGAAGAAGGGTTACTGAATTTAAACTGTGCAGTATTCAGTGAGCAGGGCTATGACAAGCTGCACGTTCTGATTGATGGAGTAGAAAAGGTTACGCTTTCCGGTACGGTAAATTTTAAAGAATATGAGTTTGCTATGACAGCCGGAGAACACAGGTGTAACTTTGAATGTATATACTCATGTGGGATTGGACGATGCAGAAAAAGAATTGAAAAATGCAAAAGTTGTAGAAATATGCAATTTTATAGATGGAATTAGGAGAGTATATAGTTTTTCGAATCTTAATGATTTTTTTAAAATGGATATTCCAAATATAAAAAGTATATTGGAAGCGATTGATATTAATGAATTAAGTAAAGAAAAAAAGACTCGGAAGATAGCAGTGGAGAAATTAAAAATTAAATTACAAGAATACTTAGAACTCATTGAAACACCTATATACAAAATATAAAATACACAGTATTATGATTATTGTGAAAGAACACTTTTTTACACAACTGGTATCTTAATTTAGCTTTTATAAGTATAATGATAAAGAGGATGCTGATAGTAGTCTGCACCCCCTAAACTGACTACGATTTGACTACTACACACGGAAGTGATTTACTCCGTTTTGCAGTATTATGCAAAAAGTGTAGTCTAAACGATGAAAATAAATGCTCTTGCCGGACAGGGCAAAATGCCCCAAAACTCGGCATCTCTTAGCATTTTAAGAGGAGAAAATATTATGATACGAGTACTTTTCATCTGCCACGGCACTCTTTGAAAGCTTCGTCAAAAAGCCAGTAAAATCAAGATCTGGAGGGCATAGGCGGTTAGAAAATAACCCGAAAATAACCCATGGGATTTTGTGCAGGTATTACATGTAAATATAGATGATATTTGGGACGCAACATGATAGAAAAGCTGTAAGATTTTGAAAAGAGAAATCTTATGGCTTTTTTGCAAACAAATAGAAGAGAAAAATAGTGTTAAAATGTAAAAAAATATTTTACAATATTATTGATAAATACTCTTTATTTGAATATAATTAGGGTAGAAAAGAGAAAAGGAGGTCATCACAATGAAGTTTGATGAATTATTTGAACAGAGAAGTCTGGTGGCTTCGAAGTTAAAAGATTGTATTAGAGATATGGGGTATACAAAAGTATCCTTTGCGACAAAGGCAGATATTTCACGACCAACTCTTGATAAGTTGCTGAATGGCAGTATAGACAGCAAGAGTTCTTTTGATCGCCATCTGCAGAAAATACTGAAATTACTCAATATGACGGTAGAAGACTTGATGTTGTATCATTCAGCTCCCTCAAAGCTCTCTACAGCAACGGTGTATTCACAGAACGCACCGATGGATCATGAAATGAACGATACAGCAAAGAAGCAGTATAATTTACTTCTTGATGTAATTGATTTGTGTGCGATTTATTATTAAAGGTACCTATAATTTACCGAATAGCAGTTTTGTGTCAATCGAAATGAAATGGAGATGTGGATTAGATGAGTGAATTAATTACTGCCCAAAATTTGGAGCTTGTTATAGAAAAGAATCATGAGATTAAAGAGGAAGTTCTAGCACAGGCAATTAGACTCCAGACAAATCCATCTATAATGAAAGTTGCATCAGCTCCCCAACTTGCACTACTAATTTTACAGGGATTTGGTTTGATTCAGATGCCTATAGAAGATAAATATTGGAGTGGAGCTATATTTGTTAAGGACGAAAAGATTATTCCTGTTATAAATACTGCACTCCCCAGAGCAAACCAATATTTTACAGCGTGGCATGAGATATATCATTTGATGTTTGATAAAGTATCATTTGACCATTTTATTGAAACTGATAATACACTAGAAGAGAGAAAAGCGGAGTATTTTGCAGCATGTATGCTGTTAAATGGTGTTGACAGGTATTTTACAGAACTTCCGGAAGCAGAGTTTGTTTCAAAAATATTCCATTGTATGTCAACATTTCAAGCACCATATAAAGCAGTGTTGGTATCTTTATATGAATATGCTATACAAAGTGAAAATGAAAAGCTTTGTGGCAAAATCAAAGAAGTATTTGACCTTCAATTTGATGATTTACCAAACAGATTCAGAATGCTTGGATTGGACGACAGTCTGGTATGCCCTTCTTATGTTGTCAATACGTCTTCTTTACAAGAAAAAATAAAGAGGACAAGAGATGAAAATCCTGAGCTTCGTTATCATGAAGATAATGAGGATTATTTAAAGAATATTATGGCTGAAATAGCTCTGATAACAAGGAGGAGGGAATGATAGATATAGAAAAAATTGAAAACATAGATGATAAAAAGCATATCGCTCTTTTAGATACTTCATCAATCTCTTTTATGCAGGGACTGAAAATGAAAGGCATACAACCAGAGGACATATTGAAAGATTATGATTTGATTCTGATTCCGGAATGGGTGTTAACTGAAATAAATGATGCTCCAGGAAGAGCTAATTATGTACAAGGATTAATAGAAATGGGATACCCGATATACTGCATTAAAGAGGAATCATATTCGGATTTGACAAATAACGAAGAAGGGAATCTTTATCAGATAGTCCTGGCATCAACGCACCAGTTGGAAAGAATCAGAAGCTATTTGCGTCGTCATGTTGAAAAAGTGGATCCGCTTGATATGGAAGCATGTCTGGGATGCAATATGATAGAATGATTTACAAGAAAAATTTGTAGGAATATAAAGATATGGAATTAAGATTATTACGCTATTTTTTAACAGTAGCAAAAGAACAGAGCTTTACAAAAGCAGCAGAACAATTGCATATTACCCAGCCAACACTTTCCAGACAAATGGCAACATTTGAAGAGGAACTTGGAGTAACATTGTTTAATCGAAGTGGAAAGAAGATTTCTCTTACTGATGAAGGAGTTTTGTTAAAAAGACGTGCTTTGGAGATTCTTGATCTTGAAGAAAAAACATTGGAGGAACTTAAGGGAAAAGAAGATGTTGTGGAGGGTACCATAACCATTGGATGCGGTGAATTTGCAGCAGTGGAGACATTGGCGAAAATATGCAAAACATATAAAGAAAAATATCCGCTGGTTCAGATTGTATTGCATACTGCAACAGCAGATGCAGTGTATGAGATGATGAACAAAGGACTTGTAGATATTGCATTATTCATGGAGCCGGTGGACACTGAAGGGCTGGATTATATCCGGATCACAGATTACGATCACTGGTGTGTCGGAATGCGGCCGGATGATCCGCTGGCAGAAAAAGAGTTTATAAAAAAAGAAGATCTTATTGGAAAGCCCTTGATCCTGCCGGAAAGAATGAACGTTCAAAGTGAACTTGCCAACTGGTTTGGGAAAGACTTTTCAAAATTACAGATTGCTTTTACGAGTAATCTTGGAACGAATGCCGGAGTTATGGCGGCAAATGGACTGGGGTATCCGATTTCAATTGAGGGTGCTGCAAAGTATTGGCGAGAGGATATTCTTGTACAGCGAAGAATTTCTCCTGAAATCACGACCAGTACGGTGATTGCCTGGCGACGGAATATCCCATATTCTTTGGCAGTCCGTAAAATGATCGAGGAGATTAATGCTTTTCAGGCATAAAACAAAATTCAATATAAGCATTAGACATAATGAAGCGATAGAGCTTAAAATAGATGTGTAAGATGAATGTAAATCTTATACATCTATTTTTTTGTGAAAAATACGTATAGAAAGGGGCTTTTTATTATGAGTAAAAAATTAGTGGCATTTTTCAGTGCAAGCGGAACAACAAAAAAAGTAGCACAGATGATCGCAGAGGAAGCAAAAGCGGATTTGTTTGAGATTGAGCCGAAAGTTCCATATACAAAGCCTGATCTTGACTGGATGAATAAAAAATCCAGAAGCAGTGTGGAAATGAGTGATAAAAAATATAGACCGGCGATTATGAAAAAAGAGATGGATATGAGTTCTTATGACGAGATCCTTCTGGGATTCCCAATCTGGTGGTATGTGGCTCCGACAATCATCAATACATTTTTAGAAACTTACGATTTCAGTGGTAAAAAGATTGTGCTTTTTGCAACATCCGGAGGAAGTGGATTTGGGAATACTGTGAAAGAATTGCAGTCATCTGCATCAGACGCAGTTATTACAGAAGGCAGACTGTTAAATTGTGGAACGAAACAGGAAATCACTGAATGGGTAAACTCTTTATAAATAACAGCGTTATGGAGGTATCAGAATATGGGAAAAATAGTACAGACAGCAGGAAGAAATACACTTGGTGAATTCGCACCGGAATTTGCACATTTTAACGATGATGTACTTTTCGGCGAAAACTGGAATAACCAGGACATCGACGTAAAAACAAGAAGCATTATTACCGTGGTTGCTCTGATGGCTTCCGGAATTACGGATTCATCTTTAAGATATCATCTTCAAAATGCAAAAAATCATGGTGTGACACAAAAAGAGATTGCTGCAGTGATCACACATGCTGCATTCTATGCAGGTTGGCCAAAAGCATGGGCTGTTTTCAATCTTGCAAAGGAAGTGTGGGAAACAGGCGAAGGAGATTTGCCATACGAAGAGGAAGCGATGCGGGCGCATGCAAAAGAGATGGTATTTCCAATTGGTGCACCAAACGATGGCTTTGCACAGTATTTTTCGGGCAGAAGTTTTCTTGCACCGATTTCTATTTCTCAGGTTGGAATTTTCAATGTGACATTCGAACCAGAATGCAGAAATAACTGGCATATCCATCATGCAAAAAGTGGAGGCGGACAGATTCTGGTATGCGTTGCCGGAAGAGGATATTATCAGGTAGAAGGTAAAGAAGCTGTAGAAATGAAGCCAGGCGACTGCATCAATATTCCGGCAGAAGTGAAACACTGGCATGGCGCCGCACCGGATGAATGGTTTAGCCATCTTGCAATAGAGGTGCCGGGCGAAAATAGTTCCAATGAATGGCTTGAACCGGTAAGTGATGAAGAATATAGAAAACTAAAATAGGAAGGTTGAAAAAAGTATATTTACAAGACAATTTGCAGATGGGGGTTATATTTATGTTGAAAACAGAAGAATTAAAACTAGTATCAGAATGGGATAAAACTTTTCCAAAAAGTGAAAAAGTAGATCATGAGAAAGTAACATTTGTAAATCGTTATGGAATCACACTTGCTGCAGATTTGTATAAGCCGAAAAATGCATTTGGGAAATATCCAGCGATTGCTGTAAGTGGACCATTTGGTGCAGTCAAAGAACAGTGTTCCGGACTGTATGCGCAGACGATGGCTGAAAAAGGATACCTTACTATTGCATTTGATCCTTCTTTTACGGGAGAAAGTGGAGGCAATCCAAGATACATGGCTTCTCCGGATATTAATACAGAAGATTTCATGGCTGCTGTTGATTTCCTTTCTGTTCGGGAAGAGGTAGATCAAGATAGAATAGGAATCATTGGAATCTGTGGCTGGGGTGGGATGGCTCTTAACGCAGCTGCACTCGATACAAGAATAAAAGCAACGGTTGCATCTACCATGTATGATATGACAAGGGTAAATGCGAATGGGTACTTTGATTCTGAAGACAGTGAAGAAGCACGTTATGCGAAGAAGCAGTCGCTGAATACCCTCAGAACACAAGAATACTGTAAAGGCGAATATTCCAGAGCTGGTGGTTGTGTTTCTCTTCCGGTTCCAGAGGATGCCCCTTTCTTTGTAAAAGATTACAGTGAGTATTATAAAGGCAGATGTTATCATAAAAGAAGCCTGAATTCCAATGATGGCTGGAACAGTATTGGATGTATGTCATTTATGAATCAGCCAATATTAAAGTACAGTAATGAAATCAGAAGTGCAGTCCTCATTGTTCACGGAGAAAAAGCACACAGCTATTATTTTGGAAAAGATGCTTATGAAAATATGATTAAGGACAGCAAGTACACATCCAATAAAGAGCTGCTAACAATTCCAGGGGCTGTTCATACAGATCTTTACGATAATCTGGATGTAATCCCATTTGATAAAATCCAGAAATTTTTTGAAGAAAACGGAGTTGGTTAATTATGGTAAAAAAAGTATTGATCATATCGACAAGTCTTCGAGGAGGGAGCAATTCTGATATACTTGCAAATGAGTGTGCAAAGGGAGCAAAAGAAGCGGGGCATGATGTGGAACTTCTTTCTTTGAAAGGAAAAGATATAAAATATTGTATCGGTTGTCTATCCTGCCAGAGGACTGGGATGTGTGTACAGAAGGATGATATTGCAGATATTATGGCAAAGGTAAAGAATGCAGAAGTTATTGTCTATGCAACTCCAATTTATTATTATGAGATGTGCGGTCAGATGAAAACACTTCTTGATAGATTGAATCCTTTATATTCGGCAGATTATTTATTCAGAGATATTTATATGATTGCAACTGCGGCAGAGAATGATGAAAGTGCATTTGAGAAAGCCTATAATGGGCTGCAAGGCTGGGTAGATTGTTTTGAAAAGGCTTCCTTAAAAGGCATGGTCGGTGGCGGTGGAATTGATGCAGCAAATACAGCTGAGGATCATGTGGATATAATGAAGAAGGCATATGAACTTGGAAAAAATTTATAAGTTGATAAAATAATTCTAATTATTAAAACTAATAGTAACTCAATATTATCAATAGCAAAGCTATAAGATTTCAAAAAATGGAGTCTTATAGCTATTTTTTGCATTTGCCCACTGTATTTTACCCTCTGAGCGTTTCGTTATATGAGGGCGTAAAAAAGAAAGTCTGATGCAGTGGCAAAGAAATTAAATCCATAACACTGGTCAGATAGACAAATCCATCTATTGTCCAGATGTAGGTAATATCCGAACACCAGACTGCATTCGGACGATCAGGATTAAATTGCTCATCAAGGATATTTTGTAATTCAGTGCTGAAATCGGAATCTTTTGTGGCAATCGTCCATGGTTTGCTCAACTGAGCACGGATTTCCATTTGGCGCATATGAGAGCGTTTCAAGTTTTGTGTAAACAGAAAAAACTGATATAAGATATGTCATTAGTTATCGAGGACAGAACCTGTTTTTCAGGCTTCTGTCCTTGTTTGTATTATAATGCAGTTTTAGGGCATATATTATGGCTCTATATACATACTGTCTGTCAGCAAGAAAAGCGGTGGTTTTGGAAAATATAGAGATGGAGGGACTTTCGGAAGCGGAGCTTTCTATGGTAAAATTAGAGAGTGTCAGGGAAGTGTTATTTCAGGCATTATTGCTTGATGATCCATTGTATAAGTCAAATTGCTGAGCAAGCTAATAAATTAAGTGCTTTTCATAATGTGTCGGCTTTTAACTATCCCGAGATGCAAGAATTAGAGAAAATAGCTGATAGATACAATCATATATCGAATGATTTGGAAACCGTGATAGATGATGGTGCGAATAACCAATACCATGAGGATGAAAATGAAACTATATATGATAAAAAAGAAGATAAAGATACAAAGTAGAAATACATTTTGTTTGAATTGATTGAAATGGAATGTATTAATTGAAGGAGAGAATAGATGTGGATAGTTTGAAATTAAATCTAGTACAAAAAGCAGCATTTTCATTAATCCAGCAGGATCTTCAATATATTTATACGGTCATAAAATACATAAAACCGCACGAATCAAATTATATACCTTCTATGTTGCCGTATTTGGGTGTTGTTATAGATGGAGCAGAGGATTGGGTAAAGGCTATTAATAATTCAAGTAAATGCAAATTACAAATACCTTTATTTAAAGAATCAGAGTCCGTTTTTTATGAACAAATCAGAAATAGTATTAAGATGTGGAATCAGGACTATGACAAAATATATAAACTTTTAAAAAATGCCTATCATAAAAGCGATGAGTATTTTGGAAGTGTCTGCAATCCAATTGCTAAAGCGGTTCATCTCTATGATATTTATGGGATGGATACTATAAATGGCGCAATTTGTGGTAACACTATTCTATGCCAATATTATTCACCCTTTTTTTCATATACTGGCAATAATGGAGAGTACATAAAATCAATGACCGAAATTGCTGGTCAATATATTAGACTGTTTAATAGCATAAGTGAATACACTGTAAATAATGATTTTAAATTAGATGTTCAAGATTATGGAGGCTTTGTGAAATCGCCGGTTGGCAATAGATTTAGTGATAAATTTGTGCTGGTATCAATTATATGTCAGATTAATTTTTTGCTGTATGGTGTTGAACAATGGATAAAAGAAGAAATACCCACAAAATTGAGATTTGGGTATATATTGTATTTTTATCTAATAAATGTGGTTGAGCAAATAAATACAAAGTTAGGAATTACTTTAAAAATCGATACAAAATGGAAATCAGATAGATTTCGGAATGCTATGGCACATTACAAGTTGGGAATAGTATTAAAAGAGGATGAATTGATAAATAGCGATGTAATGTTTGGATTAACAAGAAAATTACTTGGAGAGGATTATCTTATCGTAAAGAAATCAATTTATAAGGAACTTAAGGGATTAGCGAAACAGATAGGTGAGTATCTTGAGTTGCCCAAAAGAATGGTATATTTACAGTAATTAGTAGTAACTCCACCCGCTTTTTACTACGTTTCTACTACGATTGCTGTACACATCTTGCAGTATTTTGCTAAGTTTTGCATTTTATGTACAGAAATGACCGATACATAATGAAGAATTTACACCGCGCAAATCGCTGCAAATGGCAGCAGGACAGCGCATTTTGAAAGGAGTTTTTATGAGTATACGCGTACTTTTCGTTTGCCACGGCAATGTTTAAAGTATGGCGAGAAAGACTTGATTTTGTAGGATTTTCTAGATAGAAACAGATAATTTACACCTTATTTATACCTTTGGAAGACCGAATCGGAATAATTAAAAAAGTTGTCATAATTCAGTTGGTCAAAAAATAATACTACACTCAAAATCAATTAAAAAATCAATCGTAAAAAAATACGATTGATTTTTTGTGCATTTTTGCATATAATATAATCATTATGGTTGGAAAGGGAACGATTACTATGCGTGAAACAAGAATATTAGAATTCAAGGAAACGATTACGAATACTTTTTTGAAAACAGTTAGTGCCTTTTCGAATTACAATGGTGGAACAATTCTTTTTGGGGTTGATGATAATGGAAATGTGAAAGGATTGCTAGATGTAAAACAGGCCTGTCTGGATATCGAAAATAAAATCAATGACAGTATATCACCTCAACCAAACTATACACTTGAAATACAGAATAATGACCAGACGATAAAACTTACTGTAAAAAGTGGTCTTCAAAAACCGTATTTATATAAATCAAAAGCATACAAACGAAATGATACAGCAACGATAGAGGTAGATACATTGGAATTTTCAAGGCTTGTATTAGATGGAAAAAATATTAGCTTCGAAGAATTACCTTGTAAAGATCAGGAGCTATCTTTTAAAATTTTACAGTGTAAACTGAAAGAAAATATTTACATTGAAACTTTCAATCAAGATACTTTAAAGACATTGAACCTGTATGACAATATAAATGGTTATAATAATGCAGCGGGACTTTTGGCAGATAAAAATCATTTTTCAGGAATTGATATTGTTAAGTTCGGTGAGAATATCAGTATTATTCAAAAAAGAGTAACGTTTGAACATATATCGGTTTTAGAAATATATGAAAAAGCACTTGCTGTATTTAGAGATTATTACCAATATGAAGTAATACAGGGGGCTGACAGAAAGATGGTAGAGAAAATACCGGAAGCAGCTTTCAGAGAAGCAATTGCAAATGCTTTGATTCATAGGGTATGGGATATTAATTCACACATCAGAGTTTCTATGTTTGATGATAGAATAGAAGTAGTGTCTCCTGGTGGATTGCCGGCTGGAATAACGGCAGAAGAATATTTATCAGGTAAACTATCTATTTTAAGAAATAGAAATCTTGCAAATGTATTTTACAGACTGGGATTAGTAGAGATATTTGGAACAGGAATTACACGAATCAAACAACTGTATGCAGAGAGTTTGATAAAACCAGAATTTGAAGTGTCAGAAAATGCTATAAAAATTGTACTACCGATATTTGAAACGAATGTCAATTTAACCGAAGACGAAAAAGTGATTTACAAATTTTTAAGTAAGACGATGCTGAAACCAATAAGTGAAATTGCACCATATGTCCCATTTGGCAAATCAAAAACAACACAATTACTGAAAGCTATGGAGAAAAAGGGTGTGATTGCAGTTGAAGGAAAAGGCAGAGGAACAAAATATATCATTAAGTGATTGAGAACATAGAGGGTTCAAATTACACAATCTTTCAATAACACAAGGAGAAAATCATATGATAAAAATCTTATTTATATGCCACGGCACTCCAGTTTTACTATAATGCAGGGCTTTGCAAAGTGGGGCAGAGTACGGCAAAATATGGCAAAAAGTATTGGAATTACTACGGTTTAGACTACTAAGGCTCATGGGCAGAATCGGGATAAAGGCAAAGGTTTTGGGAGAAATCCTTAGTAGTAATGAATTACTTAGAGAGATGAAATATGAATGATAAAGCCACAATCGTTGGTGGGGAGATTACCGGGATTGTGGCTATTTTTTTATAAAAATATTTCCTTTTCAAAATTTTTAAGTGCATTAGTTTTGCACTCATCAGCTTTATCATAATAAACCTTTGCACCATCTTTTGCGTCATTGAATCTCTTTACTATATCTTGTTGAATTGGAATGGAAGGCACAGGAATTCGAATGGCACCGATTTCATCACTGTTTAAGTTGTATTGTCCGCCACCTTGTCTTCTCATAACAGCTATTTGCTCTCGAACAAGAGGTGTCATAAATAAAATATTTACATATTCCGGCAATACAATACTTGTGTCAAAGCGATATCTTATAAGATAAGATGCATATGTATAAACATCATCACTATCGAATACCGCAGATTTACCTACTAAATCTTTGCTTCCATTAGTACGAGTTATTAAAAAGTCGCCTTTCCTTAAAATCCATTTATTAGGCTCCTTTGCTGTAGATGCACAACTCGCAGGTAAATACTTCAATTCAGAAAAATCCAATTCCCCATTTATAACGTTTGACATTCTTAATACCGGAATCATTCCTTTTTTCTGCTCTAATGAAGCTTTTACAGAAAGTCCAAATAGTGATTCTACTTGCAAATCTTTTATTCTGTATTCGGTGTATTTGAAACTGTTATACACACTTTCCAATCGACCTTCTTTTTGAATATATCCAACTTCCCAACGTCTGGTTGAAGTAAAGGGTATTATTTGCAAAATGGAAGATGATACATTTTCTTTTTTAACCTCTTTCTTAAAATCTGAAACACCTGACTGAATATTTAACAGCAAGCCATCACTGTAATTGTTGCCTTTCTTTATATTATCTTCAGCCTCACCAAGCTTTGTGTGATAAATATCAAGTATTTTCTGCTGAACTGGTAAAGAAGGCACCGGAATATTAAAGTTTTTAATAAATTCATATCTAGCTCTAGTTTTCATTCCTTTAGGTTTTACCATTGCTACATACTCCATAAAAGCAGGACATCTTAAAGTTAAAAACAAGTATTCAGGTATAACCTTTGTTGTGTCAATAATATAAGAGGTATAGTCTGTTGAAGCGTAAATATCTCCCCATTCGTTTACTGCAAATGCTCCTTTTTCAAAATTTATATTTGACACTAGTAAATCATTCAAATATGATTTATTCATATCATTCTTAATTACTCTGTCTTTGAAAAATACAGCACCATCCACAAATCTAATTTTGGACACAATTGACCTCTTTTTAGGTATATCGGCAGGTTTAATTTTTTCTTTTCGAGGCACAATGATTTTCTCCAATTTCATCATGGAATAAGTGCTTGATAAGTCTTTTGAAAACAAAATCATATCAATATTCCAATCCTTGAATTGAGAAAACTTTTTTGGAGTTAAAATCATAGATTTCTAACCTCCTTACCATCTAGTGAGCAACAATATTTACAGTCGTTATTCTGATAATATTCGTACGCTAAATGCTTATCAGACCACAAATTATTCTGTGTTCTATATGTTAAATATTCATCTACTAACTGAGGGAGCTGATTACCTTCAGATGCTGCACCAGTAGTTGTGATTCCGGCATCATCAACCTTTGCAATAGGAATATCATAATCAAACTTTTTTTTGATTACAGGCTTTACTTCTTCCGAAATCTTCTTCTTAAGATCTTTTAATTCTTTTTCAGCTTTTTTCTTATTTGCTTTATTATCTACCTGCTCCTGTTTAATTGTAGCAATTTCAACTTCTATAGAAGATGTGTTCTTCTTGTCTTTCTTTGCCTGTTTTAATCTTGCATGAGCATCTTTTAAATCATCTTTCAATGAATCTGTGAGGCTGTCAGCAATAGCTATTGCATTTTCAAAAGAATCTAATTCAGCCTGATGTAATGCAGTGACCTCAGCAAGCGCCTCTGTTTTACATCTTGCATATTCAGCTTCTTCGTCAACAGTAAATCTACGCATGAATACAAGGCTTGGTTTTACCGTTGCGCCTGCAGCGATAAACACATCCTGAGGGATAGAACAAATAAGAATGATTTTAGCTCTGCCCTCAAAGTATTCACGAACTGATTGAAGATTCTTATTGTTAAGTACTCCCTCTGGAAGAACCATACCCATACGACCTCCCTTTTTAAGAAGTCTAAGGCATCGTTCCATAAATAAAACCTCTGTCAGAGTAGAAGTGCTACCAAGATCGTAAAGTGAAAGTAATGTTTTACCAATGTGGTCATCAACTTGCTTTAATGCCTCGTCATAAGCTGTACCATACTTTTCTTTATATTTCTTCTTCATTTCCTCATCGGTAAATTTGTCTGCTTCAGAAATAATCTGATTTTTATCGACATTTTGACCGAATGGTGGATTAGTCAGAATCACATCAAATCTTTCCTCGAATATGCCATTTACATTGAGCAGTCCATCGTGATGATGAACGCCGCCATGTCCATCGCCATGCATGATCATATTCATCTTTGATGTTCTGGCCATTCTTGGGTTAGCATCTGTACCATAAATACAATTATGAGAAAGTTGATACATACGGCTATTTTCAATGCTTGTATCAAGTTCAGTATTTAAGGCAGATTGCATATCATCTATTTTTTCACTGATTTCAGCCTGCTCCTGTTCAGATTTAGAGTTGAAATCTGCCCCTTCTAAATCCTCTCTGAGTTTATCTTTTTGCACTTTGATATCGCGCTCAATTTTTTCTCTTACATACTCAAAAGCCTTGATAAGGAATCCACCAGAACCACAAGTAGGGTCGCATATAACCTCGCCTTCTTGAGGGTCTAAGATTTCTGTCATAAAGTCAACGATAGTACGAGGGGTAAAGAATTGACCAAGTTCACCTCGGAAAGTTGTTCCGAGGAACTGCTCGAAGGCGATACCCTTAACATCGTCCTGTGTATCAGAAAGATTGAAATTCTGTAGTTTTTCTAAAATCTGAATAAAACTGTTTTCTCTGATTTTAATTTCGTCACTTTCCTCAAAGAGATGATCGTCCTTAAATTCAACCTTTGTAGTATTGAAAAGGTTCTGCATATAAGGCTGGTCAATACCTGCCGATTTTAAGCCTGGACGGATATTCTTTTCATAGTTCTCAGCCTGTGCAATATATTCTTCCTTAGTGAATACTTTAGTGCCTTTCTGTTGACGCTCATATCTAATCTTCATAAATAGGAGCTTACTGATTTCATCGAATGCAGCTTCAGGAGAAAGTTTATCGTTATTTCTGATGATGTTATGACAGGACTGAAGTGTTTTTGTGAATTCCTCACGAGTAAAAGTTTTGGTTTGATTTTTTAACTGTTCAATTTTCTTAGCATTATCGACATCTTTAGCGGTTGGAATTGCAACGACTTCTTCAAGCTTCTGAGGAAGATATGCTGGGTCAACATTAAAGAATTTTGTTTCCTTTTCATTTGTGGTTACGAAGAACTCTGCATGTGCCCATGAAGCATAGTTAAATCCCTGATAGAAGTCCTCTACATGGATTTTTACATTTTCTGCTTTACATTCAACTACAATAAAGGCGGCTTTTTTAGCATCCTTATCTGACTTATTTTTCCATATAACAATATCTGCACGAGCTTTACCCTGTCCACGTTGTGAGTTTGTTACCTTGATTTCTTGTGCCATCTGGTCAAGAGAGTATCCGTAATCGTTTACAAGAGTACAAATATATCTCTGGCGCACTTTTTCCTCTGGCTTGGCTATCAACCAAGCATTTTTGAGCGGACAAAATATTGTTCCGTTCTTTTCCTGTACTTCCAACTTCGCCATAATAGTTCTCCTTTGCTGCATTCTATCCTCCCGTGGGGGATTAATAATCTCTACCTCTTTTTGGACTATAGACCGATGCCCCCTCAAACGCATATTTCTGTGAAATTGCATAGGGGGTATTCCGTCAGCCAAGATAAAAGGCTATTTTCTTATAATTCTCTATAACCACGTACAAATTACTTATAGAGAATAGCGTACATTAATCTGATCTTGCGTCAGATTGTTTCGATTTTTGTCTCTTTTTCTGCTCTGAATGAGCCTTTTTAATAGCTTTTCGCTCCCGATAGGCTTTCTGCTTTCGAGCATTTCTAACTTTTTGACATTCTTCAGAATCACAAAATTCCTGTCTGTTACTTTTCCTTATTATAAATTTGCCACAGTTACGGCAGCATATCATAATGCCTTCCGGTCTTGAATCATTATTGAATCTGTTTTCAAAAGCAGGATCTTCTGAAATCATTTTTGCGAGAGTGTACCACGCTATATCAAATACGGAATCAATATCAGCAGAAAATTCGTATCTTCCGGTAGCAGAATTGAGCTTTAATTTCATATTAAATTCTGGGATAAAGTCTGCAAGCGTTTTCCGAAGCTCATCATAATCATCATAGGGATTATTGTTAAAATCAAACGAACCTTCTGGCGGTTGTTCTACAGGGTGATTTTCTATGTACTGATTAGTACGCATCATGCTTTCCAACAGTTCTTGAGGAGTGTTTGGTTCACCAACTATATCATTCGGTACTTCGGGAACTGCATGTTTGTATTTCTCAAAGTAGGAGTAACTTTCAAAATATCGTCCTTCTTCATAAAGATTATATGCTACATCATCTTCGGCAAAGAGGATTCCTTCAAGTGCAACATAGAATCGAACGGCATTATAAAGCTTTCCTAAATCATTCATAAACCTGTCAATCTCAAAGATGCCATCATGCTCGACCATTTCTGCGTCAATAGTATTGATATCGAAATTTTCTACAAGTTCTGAGTAGATAAAGTCAATGCTGTAAGGGTGCATATTTTCCATACACCATCGGACTATAAGTTGTTCCTTAGGAATCTTGTTCTCAAAACTGTCTATTACCTTTGCAAGATTACATAGGCTTACAAGGATTCCTCGTCCTGTCAGAGTATCATCATTAGGGAATATTGGCTCTTGCCCCTTCTTGCATACGGGATAAGCACAATAATCTTTTCCGTCATAGCTGATATCATAACTTGCAAATCTGAATGGGTGATATATGAGCTGTCCGATACCACCTATTTCTTTTGAACTCAATATGTCGGTTGTCTTATCTGCCTTAGACGGAATATAGTCTCCGTTCCAGTTAAATGGCATTTTCTCACCTCACAAATCTATCATTAATCTGTAACCGTTAGCGTTACCGTCAGTTTTTGGACTTCGGTTATATTATATCTTAAAATACTCTTGAAAACAATAAAAAGTTACACAAAATAGTGTAACGGATTTGTACCTTGACAATTTCATCCCGTTCTCAATGAACAAGCCTTTGTTACTGCCAAGACTGGTAGCCGCCAAGAGCGGTAGTAGAGAAACGACTCATTGAAGAGACGGACACAGCAAAATTCACGAAAGGAGCAACAGTTTATGGAAAAAACAACTATGAGTGTGCAGGAATTATCCGCACAGATGGGAATCAGCCTGCCAAAGGCATATGAACTGGTAAAGACACCGGGATTTCCGACAATACGAATCGGAGCAAGAATTCTGATTCCGATTGAAGCCTATAAAGAATGGCTTGTAAGAACATCTATTAATCATTAAACAGGATTGCAGAAAAGGAGGAGGTGAGCAGGATGGGAGATATGACAGTGGATGAATTAAAGGATAAAAAGCTGTGGTTTTTATGGTCAGCAAAACCCGGCAGGAATGGGAAAGTTACCAAAGTTCCATTCGCAGCAAACGGAGGAGCTACAGGAACAGATGATGCACATAAGGGTACATGGGTATCTTTTGATGATGCAGAATCAGCCAGAAATCAGTTTCAGGCATCGGGGATTGGCTTGAAGATTCCGAAAGGCTTCTTCTTATTAGATATAGACCATAAGGATATTTCAGATCCATTTGCACAGCTTATGTTATCTCGGTTTTCCTCCTATGCAGAAGTATCTCCAAGTGGCAAAGGGATTCATATTATTGGTCAGTGTGATATTACAAAACTTCCGGTACATTTTGATGACAGAAGGAAGAAACTTGTGCTGGACAGTGAATATTATCAGAAACGTTCTGATATTGGATTGGAACTTTATATCGGTGATATTACAAACCGATATGGCACTTTTACAGGAAATACGATTAACAGTCTGCCAATAGCTGATTGTACACAGGCGGTTCTTACCACCTTGGATAAGGAAATGAGGAAAAAGCCGAAAGCGAAGTATAGTGCAAAGCGTGATGGAGATAGGGCAGTATTTGATATTGTCTGTGATCTTCGTAAGCAGAAGAACGGAGACAAGTTCATCCGGCTTTATGATAAAGGTGATTTCAGTGAATATGGTTCCCAGTCTGAGGCGGATGCTGCCCTTTGTGCTTTAATAGCATTTAGGACAGGAGCAGACCCGGATGCGATTGATGAAGTGTTTCGCAGCTCTGCTTTATATCGAAGCAAATGGGAAAGGGATGATTACAGGGAAAACACAATCAATGCAGGAATTTCAGCCTGTAATGGTGTATTTCACAGGTCGAAAATGGAACATCCTGATTTCATAAAGTTTAATGAACAGACAGGAGAACCATATGTGAGTGTACCGCTTCTTGCAAAATATGTAAGAGAGCATCTGCAATATATTTTAGTCCGGGACAATGGTAAACAGGGACTTTTGAAATATGTATACGAAGGTGGATGTTACAGGCTTTATGCAGATAATATGCTGCTTGGAATCATAAAAAAGTATATTGCTGATTATGACGAGGAACTTGTAAAGATGAGTAAGGTCAATGAGGCGCTTTTGCATATTACCACAGACCTTACATATGTAAGTCAGGATTCGCTGAATGCAGATGAGGATATCATCAATTTTCAGAATGGAATTTTGAAGATTACTGCAACTGATACAGAACTGATACCACATTCAGCAGATATACTTTCCACTATACAACTTCCTTGTGAATGGTCAGATGAGGATATTGATACTCCAGTATTTGATTCTTATATGGACACGCTTACTAACGGAGATGAGATGGTAAAGCAGCTGCTGATGGAATTTATTGGTGTCTGTATTTCCAATGTGAAAGGCTGGCGGATGAAAAAAGCATTATTTCTTGTAGGGCAGGGAGATACAGGAAAATCACAGCTTAAAAGCCTTGTGGAGCGTCTGCTTGGCAGGGGCAACTTTATAGGCATTGATCTGAAAGAAATTGAATCCCGGTTTGGAACAGGAGCAGTATATGGGACAAGGCTTGCAGGAAGTTCGGATATGAGTTTTTTGTCTGTTGATGAATTGAAAACATTCAAGAAAATGACAGGCGGGGACAGCCTTTTTGCAGAATTTAAAGGACAGCAGGCTTTTGAATTTACATTTAATGGATTGCTGTGGTTTTGTATGAACCGACTGCCGAAGTTCGGAGGAGATGACGGCAAATGGGTATATGACCGCATCATGGTGGTGGATTGCCCGAATGTGATACCGAAAGAACAGCAGGACAAGCAGCTTTTAGAAAAAATGTTTGCAGAGCGCAGAGGCATTGTGAAAAAAGCTGTGAAAGCGTTGCAGACTGTTATAGCAAATGGATATCGATTTACAGAGCCGGATAGCATTGCAGAGGCAAGAAGAGATTACCAGAGTGCAAACAGTACAGTGATTTCTTTTTATGAAGAATGCATGTGTCCTTGGGAGAATGGAAAGATTGTCAGACATTGTACCACAGGGAGGATATACAAGGTATATCAGGCTTGGTGCAGGGAGAACAATCATGGTTATGCCAGAACTGCAAAAGAGTTCAGAGAACAGCTTGCAGGATATCTTGGTGGTACGTTTGCTGATGTGACAACAAGGCAGAAGGGTAATACCTATTACAAAGATTTCACGATAACAGAGGAAACCAAGGAACTTTATGCCAAGGAATATGGATATGAGGAAACAGAGTTCCTTGCCGGGTAGCAGAGGTAGCAGTACGGGTAGCAGTGATTTTAAAGACTGCTACCTATGAAAAGTCAGTAAACACAAGGCTTTGAGTATATTGGCAGCAATGGGTAGCAGAGTTTTTAATTTCTTAGCTGAAAAATAAAAAGTTTAATGCAGAAATAAAACGGCATATAAAAAAGAGTAATTGTGATTATAAAACAGTGAGAACTGCTACCTTCTGCTACCGAATAGCCGGAAACCCTTGCTATATAAGGGAAAAACGGGGTAGCAGTTACAAAAACTGTTGCTACCTGTACTGCTACCTCGGAGGAAAGAACTGCTACCCACAGATAAAAGGAAGGAGAGAAGAAGATGACACACAGAATATTTTATGGCACAGACTTCAAGTTGACAGATACTGATAAGAAGATGTTTTCGAGAGAAGGGTATGAATGCAAAGATTTATTGCAGGGTAGGGCAGGATTGCCTGTGGTGGTATCTCAGAAACAGGATAAGGATTTTCCAATATGGAAAGTGCAGTATGGATTTTCGTGTCTGGTGTTTCCTACTTATGAAGATGTGATGGATTTCTGCAGAGACAGATTTACAAGATTAGATGGAAAGGCGGTGTAGCAGATGCAGATGATAAGATACCATCCATTGATTGATGGAGATACAGATGGACTGGAAAAGGTACCGATGTTTTTATCAACAGACAGGGAGGCAGTACGACAGAACAGTAGAATGTACCTGTCGGAGATCATTTTCAATTATTACAGGCTTTATTCTAAAGAGCCGATGGGTCAGAATGCTACTGACAGCATAGAAATTCACTGTCCTTTGTGCGGTGCAGTATTAAGGCAGATGGCTCAAAACCATGATACAAATAAACTTGGTCTGTATACCTGTGACAGGTGCAGACGATAGAAAGAAGGAGGATTTTACTATGGTATTTCCATTAACAAAACTGAATAAGGAAGGAACATTGCTGAATGCGTCCCATTCCTATTATACTGAAGAATATGCACAGAGAATGTGCAGCTTGTATTTGACAGATGAACTGAGCCGGGATGAGACAGGAAAGACAAAGAGAACGTACAGACTTCATGCGAGCAGTGATCATACAGAGGAAATGGCATTTGCGTATGAAATTCATTGCCCGAAGTGTGGCAATCATCTGAAACAGATTGGGAGACAGCTGACATTAAATACACTTGGACTTTATAAATGTCCTGTGTGCGACAGAAATTAAGGAGGAGAAGATTATGATTAGTAATACGCAGATTACGGCACAGCCAGAATATGATATTCAGTTCTGGAATGCGATGAGAAATAAAGAGGCGAGAGAGGATATTCTTGCAAAGGGTAGGGATATTAGTACAGGAACTTACAGTATGCCGACTGTTGCAGCCGGAAAGGTTATGAATGAAATTGAAAAGGAATCTGATTTCAGAAAGATAGCGACAGTTATTCGTGCATATAAAAATGGTTATAGAATCTTTGCGAAGGATTGTAAGGATAAAGCGGAATTTGTAGCGGAGGGAGCTGCAATTCCAGTATATGAAAGTGCAGGAGATTTCAATGAAAAAACGATTGAAAGCTATAAGCTGGCATCTATCGTTACATTGGATGAGGATTTTGTAAATGATGCAGGATTTGATATTGAAAAGTATCTGACACAAAAGCTTGGAAAGTCATTTGGAAAAGCTGAGGATAACGCATTTATTAATGGAACCGGAGCAGATGAACCTACTGGTATTCTTCATAATACAGATGGAGCTAAAACAGCACTGACAGCAGAAACGCTGACTTATGATGATGTGATTTCTTTATATTTTAGTGTTGATAAGGAATATAGAAGAAATGGTATCTGGCTTATGAATGATAAGACAGCACTTGTACTCAGAAAACTGAAGGATAATGATGGCAATTATTTGTGGAATCAGGCAAATGATACAATTCTTGGCAAACAGGTTATTATTTCGGAATATATGCCGGATATCGAAACAGGTACTAAGCCGATTGCATTTGGTGACTTTTCTTATTACTGGATTGTGGGAAGAAAGCCTGTGACGGTAAGAACATTGTTGGAAAAATTTGTACTGTATGATCAGATTGGATATCTTGCATTTGAGTTCCTTGACGGAAAACTTGTAAGAAATGAAGCAATCAAGGTTATTCAGATGGCAGATGCAGGGAAATAATCATAGAATTGTTTGATTTTATTTCTATCATCTTGAATGGGATATATGCCCCTTGTATGGTATTTCGCTGTATTGGGGGTTAATACCCCGTTTAAATTCGCAGTTTTTGTGCGTGAAGGGGCGGCACCGTTGCCCGGCATAAAAGGTGACAGAGATTTAGACCGCCCCTGGGGGCAAATATCACAGAATCAGAGTGAAAATGACAAAAAAGAAAAAATAGTACAAAGGAGTCAGCTGTGTGACCACCTTGTCGGAAGGAGAGATACTATGAATGCAGAAAGCAATGAAACGCTTCCTGTTAGTGAGAAGTATATGCTCACCATCAAGGAGGCAGCAGCTTATTTTAATATTGGTATAAAGAAACTGAGAAGACTTGCAGAGGATAACCTTGGAACAGTAGCGGTGTACTGTGGAAACCGATTCCTGATCATCCGCCCGAAGTTCGAAGAATTTATCCTTAATTCTTCAGAAATATAGTTCCTTTTATCTGCCGAAAGTAGTTGCTATTACAGGGCATAAGAGCGAACATAGGATGACCCCGAAAGCCCTTGAAAACAGCCACTTTTGGCAGGAAGGAATGTGATTTTATGGCAAGACCAAGTTTAGCAGAAAAGGATATTTTGAATCCTTCTGAGGCAATTGAATATTTTGTTCTGAGCCGGAGAAAATTTTACGATTTATTGAATAATACGGATGGGGAAGATTTTCTGGCATATTACGGAGAACGCAAGCTGATTCTTCGTGTAGCCTTTGAAAGGTATCTGCGTAACCATCCAGAACTAAGGAGGCGGGTATAATGGCAAAGGCAGGAAGAGGACAGACAAGGCGGGACTCCAAACGCAGAGTATTAAGACCGGGAGAAAGCATAAGAGCAGACGGAAAATATCAATATAAATATCACATTGATGGAAAACCACATTTTGTATACAGCTGGAAACTAGAGCCTACGGACAAACTTCCAAAGGGCAAGAAGCCATGCCTCTCCCTTCGTGAATTGGAAAAACAGGTAAACACAGATTTGGATTTGCTTGTAAATATCGTAGACGGACAGATGACTGTCTGTGAACTGGTAGACCGATATTTGCAAACAAAGACAGGAGTAAGGCAAAGCACAAAACAGGGATATGTTACAGTACAGAGATTACTTGCAAAGGAAGCATTTGGCAAAAAGACGATACGAAGTGTGAAAACATCCGATGCAAAGCTGTTCCTTATCAAATTGCAGCAGGAAGATGGCAAAAGCTACAGTTCCATTCATACCATCCGTGGAGTGTTGCGACCAGCCTTTCAGATGGCGGTGGATGATGACATTCTGGTAAAGAATCCATTCGGATTTCAGCTTGCCGGAGTATTGGTAAATGACGCAGTCACAAGAGAGGCAATCACAAAAGATCAGATGAGAAAGTTCTTAAAGTTTGTGCATGACGATGTGGTGTACTGTAAATACTATGAAGTGGTGTACATACTCTTTCATACGGGAATGCGAATATCAGAATTTTGTGGACTGACGTTGAAGGACATTGATTTGCAGAACAAAACTGTGAATATCGACCATCAGTTGCAGAGAACATCAGATATGCGGTATATCATAGAAACTACAAAGACGGATGTAGGAACAAGAGTGTTGCCGATTACAGAGGATGTGGCACAAATGTTTCAGGCGATCATTGAGGACAGAAATGCACCGAAAGTGGAGAAGTCCATAGATGGATATAGCGGATTTTTATTCTATGATGATAATGGAATGCCACTTGTGGCAATGCATTGGCAGCATCGATTCAATCATATGGTCGGCAGATACAATGACATCTACCGGGTGCAGATGCCAAACATCACGCCTCATGTATGCAGGCACACCTATTGCTCGAATATGGCAAAATCGGGAATGAATCCAAAGACATTACAGTACCTCATGGGGCATTCGGATATTAGCGTTACCATGAATGTGTACACGCATATCGGATTTGATGATGCTGAGGAAGAACTGAAACGAATGGAAGAGTTTAGGAAGACACAGGCGGAGGTTGAGCAGAAGAAAGAGAAACCAATGTCACAGAAGATGTTTAAGGTAATTTAA